TACTTTATCTCGGGCCCACTCGATCTTTTCTTTGATGCCGTTCTTGATGTCATTGAAAATACCCAGGATCGTGCTGGAATTAACAGATCCCAGGAATCCTTTTATGGCGCTGATCGCAGTATCAACGGTCGTCTTGGCGAATCCTATGGGGTCTGTGATGGCAAACTTGATAGAGTTCCAGATAGTCGTCACGATCGCTCGGGCCGCGCTAAAGACCGTGTTGATCGTATTCTTTATGGCGCTGACCACAGCAGATACCTTGGCGGATACCGACGTCCAGATCGCTATCGTCCTGTCACGGACAAACGTCCATGCTGTGACGATAAAGGTCTTTATAGCCTCAAAAACAGCTACAGCTGTCTCGGAAATAGCCGTCCAGATCTCAATGACGGCATTGCGGAAGTCCTCGTTGGTGTTCCACAGGTACAGGATACCGGCTACAAGGGCCGATATGGCCATGATGATGATGCCGATGGGGTTGGCTTCCATGGCCGCGTTCAGCAGCCACTGGGCCACCGTAGCGCCCTCGTTCGCCGCCTGATAGGCCGCCCACGCGGTCGTCAGTGCGCTGATCAGAGCGCTGATGCCCATCTGCACCTTCAGGGCGATAAAGCCGGCAGTGATGGCGGCAAGGGACGGCGCCCACTTGTCGAAAGTCTCCACCAGCTTTGTGATGCCGGGGATGACAGTGCCTGTGACAAAGTCGATCGCACTGCTCAGGGGCTCTTCCAGGCCGTCGTAGATCTGCAGGCCCAGCTGCTCGAAGTCGTTCTTCATGACCGCCATCTTATGCCCCATGGTATCTGACATGGTCTCATAAGCGGCCTGTGTGGCTCCTGCGGACCCGGTCACAGCTTCCAGGTTCTCGTTGAACGTGTCGAGCCCCTGGTTGACTATGGCGTTCGATGCCTTGCCGGCTTCCTGTGATCCCCACAGGTTCATGAGGGCCGTGGAGTCGCCGTCTACAGAGTCGTATAAGATCTGTAGTACGTCTGAGAGGCTGTACCCCTCATCCATGAGCTGCGTGAACGACTTGCCGGTCTTCTCCTGCAGGATACCTGCCACATCGGATCCGGAATCGCCCAGCTCGCTCATCATGCTGTTAAGGTATGTCGTGGACTCTTCTGTGCTGATGCCGGCCTTGGTCATCGAGATGTAGGCCGACTCCAGGTTGCCCAGGGTCACATGGTAGGCCGACCCGGTGGCGATGGATTTGCCCATGGCCCCGGCCAGCTTGTCAATGGTCGTGACGCCCCGGTTCTGGACCTCGATCAGGGAGTCCGATATGTCTGTTACGTCTCCGGCGCTGTCGCCGTAGCTGTTCATGATCGTAGACAGCAGGTCGAGTGCCGATCCGGAGTCAGTGAAGCCGGCTGTGGCCAGCTTGGTGGCGGCCTCTACGCGCCCACAGGCTTCTTCCGCAGAAGCGCCGGCAGACATGGCGTTATATGCCACTTCGGCCAGCTCTGCGGAACTGATGCCGGATTCCTGGGACAGCCTTGTGATGGACTCCGTCAGGGCGTCCATGTTCTCGGTCCCGGCGATGGTCTCCAGCTTGGCGAATGATGTCTCTGTGCTGACGCCCAGCTCCACGATCTGCTCGCCCAGCTCCGCGCACTTATCAATCAGCTTCATGATGGCGTCCGCCACCAGATTGGCCAGAGTTGCTTTCCATGTGGTAAATTGACCGTCCGCCTTCTCTGCGGACTCTCCCGCATTTTCTACCTGATCGCCTGCGTCGTCAGCAGAATCGCCCAGGTTGCTGACCTCTTTGGCCGCGTCCTCTGCGGTGTCGCCTATCTTTTCAAGGCCCTTAATGGCGTCAGCATACTCGACCGCTATTTTTCCCTGTAAAGAGAATACATCCATAATTTAGTTCCCCTTTCCAGGTGGTTTGAAATTTTTCAGGATATTGGAAGACCGCTTGACGATGGCGTCCGTATCAACAGGCCACTGCTTAACGGCAGCAGTCTCCGGGACCTTGGGACGCTGCGTGCGCTTCCGGAAGTCGTCGAAGGAAACGCTGTCCATCTTGGCAAACGGATTGGATATCAGAGCCACATAGAACTCCCAGTCCTTCTCCGTGTTGACGGCCTCCGCTATGGCGTCAATGGCCCGGCTCAGCTTTCCCTGTCTGAGACAAGAGTCAAAGTAGAGGTCCGGTCTGGCGTATCGCCGGTAGCAGAGCTCCCGGAAGGTTTCTGTCCCGTGCCGGTGAACTCGGCTGCCTGCGTAAAAAAATCCTGAAGGTCAGGGAGGTCCGCAAAACCTTTTACAAGGTCAAGCGCCTCACGGATCTTCAGGACTTTCAACTCGTCCACAGTGACAGGCTGTCCGTCTGAATGGATCGTACAGCCCGCCAGGAAGCGGTATATCTGGTCCCTTGCCGGACCGAAGTTCTTTGCCAGAACAGCGGCCGCCTTCAGGGCCAGCATGGTGCCGACCGCTTTGGGCGCCTTGCCGCCGGACCTCATAGCGCTGATCTCGTCGGCGTTGAAAATGCCGGCCAGCTGGTCGGTGCCGATGGCGCCCAGGACGTCCGCAAAGTTGAACACATCGTCAAAAGTCAGGTCTTTATATCTGATCATTAACTGTCTCCTTTAAAATCGTGATGATCAGGGTGTTGTTGTGGTGGCTTCAGGATAGTAGAACTCGATGTCCAGCTTGTCCAGGGTGTCGTTGGCCAGATCAGCGGTGCACTCGAAGCGCACAGCGTAGGTCATCTGGGACGCGTTCTGGGGGTTGAGCTCTACGGCCTCAAGGCAGACAGCGTTGGGCAGGATGATGATCACGTTCCTGCCGTCTGAAAGGGTGCCGACATAGGCCACATTATCGATGTAGTCATCTTCCAGTGCTCCGGAGCTCTGGGAGACATACTTCGTGTAGCCGGTCACGCTGTTCTCTGTGTCTTCCACAAGGTGCATGGCCTTTGTCAGGGCAAAGGGCGTGACCTCTGTCAGCTGGCCTTCCAGATAAGCGGCCTCGCCGACCTTCTGGCGGGATACGCCCTTGACCAGAACGGTGGCTCCGTCGACCTCGATCTCAAGCCAGTTGATCTCATGGTGGAAGGTAATGCCGCCGGATGTAGCGCCGATCACTTCGCCGGTCCAATCTGAGCTTGCATAAGCCAGATTCTTATAGATGACACCGGCGCCCAGCACCATGTTTGATACTGTCTCGGTTGTAATACCATGTTTTTTAAGTGCCATGTTTCTTTATCCTTTCCAGATATTGGTCAAAAGGGAAACGTCGATGCGGTCAAGGTCGTCATCGCCGGTCGGGATCCACTGCATGGTGTTGTAGAAGACGTGGAAGCACTCCCCGTCACGGACCACCTGCAGGTCGTCAAAGGCCGCCTTGATAGTGTCTGCCAGCTGTGTCAGCTGCAGGCGGGCGCCTTCTCCCCGGCTCCACGCATGGAGCGTCAGGTATCCGCTGGAGTGGTTGTCCTCGAAGGCAAAATAGGTCTCGTTATACTCCCCTACGACGTAAGGGTACCTGACCTTGCCTCTGTAATCACCGTACTGATAATTGATCCCGTTCTCGGCCATGACCTCAGATATGACCGCCAGTAAATTGTTCATGTCAGTCCTCTCAGGATAGACTCTATCCGTTTGATGATCCGGGCGCGGGAAGCCAGGAAGGCCTTCTCCATAGGCTTGTTAGGGGTCTTGCCCCGCGTCCTGTGGAACCTTCCGTCCCGGCCCTTGTACGTCCAGGGGTCTTTCCGTCCGTCGCCTTTGACGGCGTATTCGCCGGTGCCGAACTCCTCATAGATCGCATTGATATGGTCAGAGCCTACGGTGGCGGATACTTCCTTCCCGGAAGAATTGACCTTGTAGGTGTATGACCCCTTCGTCTGCCCGGTATCCACGCGGGAGGCGGTCTGGGTCTGGCTCACCAGTTCACCGCCGACCTCTTCCATGGCTGCCTTCAGGCGCTCTTCCAGGGCCCCGGCGACCTTGACAGAATCGTTGGTGAACTGGATGTTGCTGCCCATGTCACTGCCCTCCGACGTATTTCAGATAGATCTCCAGATGGTAGTGCATCCCCATGGGATCGTCGATCAGCAGGACGTCATAGATCCTGCCGTCGATGCTCATCCTGCAGGTCTCGGCGTCCGCCTCTGCAGCGGCCTGGTCATAATCACAGATCCAGATGTGCGTGGAATCCTCGACCATGGCCGACCTCTGCTGTCTGCCAGCGGACCCTGACTGATAGTCGAGCCAGCCGGTCAGCTGGGCGACGTCCGTCCATGCCCCGGTGGATTCCCCGATGCTGTTGGTCTCTCCGGAATAGGTCTGCAGGACGGCCGTCTTATTGCCGTAAACCTTCTTCATGTCAGAACCTCGCTTTACGGTAAGGCCCCAGGAATCCCAGAAGGGATACAGGATAGCCCATGACCGTGTTGGACGCATCCACGCCCGCATAGGTGACCGTGTGTCTGGACAGGGTCTCGGACGCGACGCCCGTTTTATCCCCCATGGTCACCATCCAGTTCATCATGCGGACCGCTCCCGCGATCACGTCCTTGGGGTACTGGACCTTCGTGACAAGGTTCCAGTCCAGCGCAAAGAGGTCGTTGTCCACAGTCACTGTGCCGGCCTGCGTGTCCACGGCCTCGATGACATACAGGCCGTCGTTGACGTCTGTCTCTGTGATCTGGACCGTGTCCCCGGGCCGGAAGAACTCCAGCGTGCCCTCTGTCAGGGCCAGCACGGGGCCGTTGCTGGACGCCCCCATGCGCGCCCTGCGGACCTGGAACCTGTTATTCGTATATGACCTTATCGCCGCCTCGACGCTGGCGATGAGCGCCGACAGCTCCGCGTAAGACATGTCTTCGAAGGTGCTGTCAGCCAGGATCAGATCTTCAGGTGTCATCAGCATGGGGTTTACCTCTCTTCCTGTCGGGCCTGGCCGGGATGCTCGACGCGTTCCCGGCCTTTGCCCGTACTGATACCTCGCTCAGCAGGCCTGCCGACTTCTTGTTCGTCCTGGGGCCGATCGCGAAGGACCGGTCCCCCAGGGAGACAGTAAATACAGTGCCGTCAGGCGCTACATAGTACGGCAGGCCGTCGATGATGGTGAATGTCATGTGCTGCTCCTTTATGCCGCAGGGTTATCAGCCGTTGGACTTGATGAGGCCCATGCGGACGTTCTTGTGGTTGAATTTGAGTGCCCAGTTCGCGGCCGTACCCAGCTCTGCGAAGGTGGGAGACTCCTTGACGATGTTGTCGACCGCCAGGGACAGACCGTTGGGATGGAGGACCTTGCCCTGCTTGGTGTACAGCTTCTCTGTGCCGGCAGCAGTCTCGGGATCGTAGTCGGTCTCGTAAGGGTGCTCGTAGTTGGTCTTGTCCGCAGACAGGAACGCGCCTTCACCGAACAGGAAGGTCTTGTATACGGGCAGGGTGCCGCTTGTGTCGACCGTGCGCAGATCTGTTACCAGGACATGCTTGCCGCCGATCATAGGCAGGGAGACTTCCCTGGTCAGCGCGCCGGCTACGGTGTGGACGTCGTACTGGACCAGCTCAAGTTTCTTATAAGCTGCGAAGATCTTGGAGTGCATGACCAGCAGGCCCAGCTGGTTGGCCATATCGCCCAGGGCCGCCTGCTCTGCGTCGATCAGTGTGGTAGCGCTGACGACGTTGCCGTCGCCTACTGTAGAACCGGACGCGCAGATGTCAGTTACATGGCCGGACAGACCGGACAGGCCCAGAACGGTGCCCGCGATGTTCATGAGTTCCTTCTCCCAGACCTGAGCGTAGTAGTTAGCCACGGTGCCTGCGATGAAGCCCAGCGGATCAGCGCCGGTCAGCTCCTTGGTGAAGTCCTTCGCCTTGAAGGCCTTCATCCTCTGGATCAGCATGACCGTCTGCTTGTTGCCCGCGATCTCAACGGGGGTGTTGTTTGTCGTGCCGTCGTTGTTGAGGGCGTCCATGCCGGTGTCTT